GTTTAGGTGTGGTTACCTCTACAGACCTTTGCGAAATAGAATGATATGATTATAGACGAAAATAAAATACAAGAATACTCTGGAACAACCTTTAATGTTGTTAAAAATAATGGTGTTTCTAAAATGATATTTACTAATGGTGATTGGATAAAAAACAAAGAGTATTATGGAAGGATTTTACTGGGAGATTGTGAAGGATGTGGAGGTATTAGTAAATTATATGAAGACTTTGTTTTTGATAAAATACTTATAATTGGTTTAGGTATGGGATTACTGCCTAATTATGCAAAACATGTTAAAAACTGTAGTGTAATAGATGTTATTGAACACAACCCTGAATTAATAGAATATGTTGATTATTTAGATAGTTCTATAAATATAATAGAAGCAGATGCATATAGTTATGTACCTACAACTAAATATGACTTAATATTGTTAGATATGTGGTGGAAGGAAAGTGATCTAACAGAAGATGTATTAAACGATTTATCTAACGCTTATATTAGTTATCTTAATGAAGGAGGTAAGATAATATTTCCGTTAATATCAAAACAGGTTGAGAAATAAATGTATAAGCTTTTTATCAATATTAAATAAAGCTAAATTACGAGTAATAATATAAACATAGAAAACAATTTTAAAATAAAAATTAAATTAAATTATGGCAAAAAAAACAATTGATTTAACTCCTAAAGCGGATAAAATCACAGATGAACAGTTACAAGAGTTACAATCGTTAATAAATGAGGTAAATTCTAGACACCTATCAATAGGTCAACTTGAGGTACAAAAAGCTGGTATGATACAAGGTATAAGCCAACTTCAGGCTAAGCTTAGAGAAGTACAGGAATCTTTAGAGGAAGAGTATGGGAAAGTTTCCGTTAATATACAAGACGGTTCAATTTCAGAATTACCACAAGATGAGACTAATAAGAAAGATTAGTATTGGTAAAGATTATAAAAATGAAGCTATGCATTACTCCGTAGGCCAAGAGGTTTACGGAGGGCATACTATTCGTCATATAATAGAAGAGAAACAAAAATATTCTGTGTATATAGAAAAAAATAATGAAATTATTCCATGGAAAGACTTTAATAAAAACATGGCTATAGCAGTAGAATATAATTTAGAATATTAAAATGCAAAATAGTGTTTTAAATTTTATAGTAAAACCAGAGAACAAAAGAACTAACTCGGTTAAAAAAATTGAAGACAAAGAGCTTATACTCAACAGTGATCTACAAGATCATAGATATGTTAGTAGGGTTGGTATTGTTACTTCAGAACCTTTAAAAAACGAAACAAATATAAAAGTTGGTGACAAAGTAGTTGTTCATCATAATGTGTTTAGACGTTTTTACGATGTTAGAGGTAAAGAAAAAAATAGTAAGAGCTATTTTGATGAAGATAAGTTTATTGTCGCAGAGGATCAAATCTTTGCATACAGTGATGGTGATGGCTGGAAAGCTATGAATGGTTACTGTTTCGTGAAACCAATACATAACGAAAACGAGTTTGATATAAATAAAGAAAAACCTCTTATAGGTGTATTAAAATTTTTATCAGATGATTTAAAATGTAGTGGGTTAAATAAAGAGGATTTGATAGGGTTTTCTCCTAGATCTGAATATGAGTTTGTTTTAGGTGGAGAAAGACTATATAGAGTAGATTCAAATTCAATCACAATTAAATATGAACGTAAAGGAGACGAAAAAGAGTATAATCCAAGCTGGACATAGAGCTGTTGAAGAATTAATAAAGGTTGCAAAAGAAGCTATTGTTGATTCTGGCGATGATATAACAGCGGATAGACTTAAAAACGCTGCTGCTACAAAAAAACTGGCTATATTTGATGCTTTTGAAATACTAAGTAGGATTGAGGAAGAAGAAAATATGTTGAATGACAAGCCTAAAAAAGAAGAACAAACTTCTTTTGGAGGTTTTGCTGAAAGAAGATCTAAGTAATGTATAAGCAAAAACTTTACGAAGTAATACAGCCTATAAAGATAAACACTATAAAAAGGCTTAATAAAGCTAAAAAGTGGAAGTACGGATACAATAAGGAACATGATATTGTTGTTATATCAAAGACTGGGCAGATAGGAGAAGTATATAGTATACAAAATCTCCGAGTGGCTCTACCTAAAATAACAAACCCACACAGCTTTAAAAGCGATAAATGGGAAGTTACAGAGTATCCAAAAGAGCTAAAAAGAATAAAAACAATCTTTGATTGGAAGGACTATCCCTCTGATTTTAAAAGTAACTACATAGATTATATAGAGGATGAGTTTAAGAAAAGAGAAAACGGTTTTAGTTTCATTAACAAGGGTAAGCCTACTTATATTACTGGTACTCACTACATGTACTTGCAGTGGTCCAAGATTGATGTTGGGCACCCAGACTTTAGAGAAGCAAACAGATTATTCTATATATTCTGGGAAGCTTGCAAAGCAGATGTTAGATGTTATGGAATGTGCTACCTTAAGAACAGACGTTCCGGGTTCTCCTTCATGGCTTCCGGGGAGGTCGTTAACTTGGCGACCATTAATTCAGACTCTAGATATGGAATATTATCTAAAAGTGGACCAGATGCGAAGAAAATGTTTACTGATAAGGTGGTACCAATATCCGTTAACTACCCATTCTTCTTTAAACCAATCCAGGACGGTATGGACAGGCCGAAGACCGAGCTTGCCTTCCGTGTCCCAGCCTCGAAACTCACCAGAAAAAGTATTACGAGCTCCGATAAACCGGAAGAATTACAAGGACTTGATACAACGATCGACTGGAAGAACACGGGTGATAACTCTTATGATGGGGAGAAACTTAAACTCCTTGTACATGATGAATCGGGGAAATGGGAAAGGCCGAACAATATCCTCAACAACTGGAGGGTCACAAAAACGACACTTAGATTAGGTTCTAGGATTATAGGTAAGTGTATGATGGGATCAACATCAAACGCTTTAGATAAAGGAGGTGAAAACTTTAAAAAACTATATTACTCTTCAGATGTTACAAAAAGAAACCGCAACGGACAGACTGCTTCGGGATTATATTCTTTGTTCATACCTATGGAATGGAACTACGAGGGATTCATTGATTCTTATGGATTACCTGTATTCGACACGCCGGAAACAGAAGTTGAGGGACCTATTGGAGACTTAATAGATGTAGGTGTTGTAGAGCACTGGGAAAATGAAGCTGATGGTTTAAAAAATGACCAAGACGCTTTAAATGAATACTACAGACAGTTTCCAAGAACAGAGGAGCATGCTTTTAGAGATGAAACAAAAAATAGTATATTTAACTTAGTTAAAATATATGAACAAATAGATTATAATGAAGGTCTAGGTTATGGTAACTTAGTTACTCAAGGGAATTTCCAGTGGGCTAATGGTATAAAGGATTCAGACGTACACTTTATGCCAAACTCTAGCGGAAGATTTTTAGTTTCCTGGGTACCGGATCAAAGTCTACAAAATAGAAATATAGTAAAAAATGGTATTAAATACCCTGCTAACGAGCATATTGGAGCTTTTGGGTGTGATAGTTATGATATATCAGGTACTACAGATGGTAGAGGTTCTAAAGGAGCTTTACACGGTTTAACCAAGTTTAGCATGGAAGATTCTCCAGCTAGTACTTTTTTTCTAGAATATGTTGCTAGACCACAAACCGCGGAGATGTTTTTTGAAGACGTCTTAATGGCATTAGTATTTTATGGGATGCCTATACTAGCTGAAAATAATAAACCAAGATTATTATATTATTTAAAAAGAAGAGGTTATAGAGGTTACTCTATGAATAGACCTGATAAAGTTTGGAATAAATTATCGGTGGCGGAAAAAGAAATAGGTGGTATACCTAACACGAGTGAAGATATAAAACAAGCACACGCTGCTGCTATAGAAACTTATATAGATAGACATGTTGGTCATTTAGGTAATGGTAACTACGGAACAGTTTATTTTAATAAAACATTAAGCGATTGGTCTAAATTTGATATAAATAATAGAACAAAGTTTGATGCTGCTATAAGCTCGGGTTTAGCTATAATGGCTTGTAACAAACACTTGTATAACCCAAGAGCATTGATAAACAAACAGTCGATAAATTTAAATATCGGTAGATTTAAAAACAACGGAATAAGATCAAAATTAATAGAAAATTATGGCTGAGTCAGTTATAAAAAGTTATTTTCCTAGTCAAGTAGCTAGCGACCTAGAGAAAGTTACTCCAGAGTATGGATTAAAAGTTGCTAAAGCTATAGAACATGAGTGGTTTAAAAGAGACTCAGGTACTAATAGGTTCTATAATAATCAAAACACATTTCACAAAAGAAGGCTTTATGCTAGAGGTGAACAGTCTATACAAAAGTATAAAGATGAATTATCTATTAATGGTGATTTATCTTATTTAAACTTAGACTGGAAACCTGTTCCTATTATACCTAAATTTGTAGATATAGTAGTTAATGGTATAAGCGAAAGAACTTTTGATATAAAAGCTTACTCTCAAGACCCATATGGTATAGAGAAAAGAACTGCTTACATGGATTCTGTTTTAAGAGACATGCAAACAAAAGAGCTAAGTGATTTTGCAATGGAGGCTTTTGGGGTAAATCTTTTTGAGAATTCAAAAGATAAACTACCAGAAAACACAGAGGAGTTAGAGTTACATATGCAGTTGAACTACAAGGAGTCTGTAGAGATAGCAGAAGAGCAAGCTATAAACACTATACTTAACTCTAATAGATATGAGTTAACTAGAAAAAGAGTTAATTATGATCTAGCTGTATTAGGTATTGGTTGTGCAAAAACAACATTTAATAAATCAGAAGGTATAAAAGTAGAGTATGTTGACCCTGCTGATGTTATATATTCTTATACTGATTCTCCCTACTTTGAAGATGTGTATTATGTTGGCGAAATAAAAACCATACCAATAAACGAACTTAAAAAGCAATTTCCACATCTAACACAAGATGATTTAAAAGATCTATCAAAACAAGGTGTTCAAAATAGTAGCTTTTATAACAGAACTATAAACGAAGCAAACAGTGTAGATAGTAACTCTGTTCAAATACTTTATTTTAACTACAAAACGTATGCTAATGAAGTTTATAAGGTTAAACAAACTAGTACTGGTGCTTCTAAAATAATAATAAAAGACGATACATTTAATCCTCCAGCAGAAGTAATCGATGATAAATTTGAAAAAGTATCTAGATCTGTAGAGGTTTTATATGAAGGAGCTTTATTATTAGGAACTAACACTCTTTTGAAGTGGGAGATGGCTAAAAACATGATGAGACCTAAGAGTGATTCTACTAAAGTACGTATGAATTATTCTATAGTAGCTCCTAGAATGTATAAAGGTAGGATAGAATCTTTAGTTAGTAGAATAGTAGGTTTTGCTGACATGATTCAAATAACACATTTAAAATTACAGCAAGTTTTATCTAGAATGGTTCCAGACGGAATATACTTAGATGCAGATGGCTTAGCTGAAATAGATTTAGGTAATGGTACTAATTATAATCCTCAGGAAGCGCTTAATATGTTCTTCCAAACTGGTTCTGTTATTGGTAGATCCTTCACGTCTGAAGGAGATTTAAATCCAGGTAAGATACCTATTCAAGAAATAGCTTCAGGATCTGGTAACAATAAAATTGCATCGTTAATAAATACATACAATTATTATCTTCAAATGATAAGAGATGTTACAGGTTTAAACGAAGCTAGAGATGGAAGTACTCCTGATAAAAATGCTTTAGTGGGTGTTCAGAAATTAGCGGCAGCTAATAGTAATACAGCTACTAGACATATATTACAAGGAAGTTTATTTGTTACAGCTGAAATAGCCGAAGCATTATCTCTTAGAGTTTCTGATATATTAGAATATTCTCCTACAAGAGATGCTTTTATCCAACAAATAGGTATACATAACGTTTCAACATTAGAAGACATAGACGAATTACATTTACACGATTTTGGTATATTTATAGAGCTTACGCCTGATGAAGAAGAAAAAGCTATGCTTGAAAATAATATTCAAATGGCCATAGCTCAAGGTACTGTAGATTTAGAAGATGCTATCGATGTTAGAGAGGTTAAGAATTTAAAACTCGCTAACCAACTACTTAAATTAAGAAGAAAGAAGAAACTAGAAAGAGATCAGTTAATACAACAACAAAACATGCAAGCTCAGGCAGAGGCTAATGCTCAAGCTCAACAGGTTGCTGCACAGTTAGAAGTTCAAAAACAACAAGCGTTAACAGGTTCTCAAATACAGCTAGAACAAGCAAAGTCTGATTTAGGATCAAGAAGATTAAAAGAAGAAGCTAACCTTAAGAAAGAATTAATGTCTTACGAGTTTCAAATAAATATGGCTTTAAAAGAAAAAGAAGCTGATATATATAAATCTAAAGAGGGATTTAAAGAAGACAGAAAAGACAAAAGAACAAAAATACAAGCTAGCCAACAAAGCCAGCTTATAGAGCAAAGACAAAAAAACGCCGGGCCAAAAGATTTTGAGTCATCAGGAAATGATATATTGAGTGGTGATTTCGATTTAGGTTCTTTTGAACCCAGGTGATAATACTAATGTATAATTATATAATATTTTATCATGACAAAACAAAAAGAAGAAACTGTTTTAGAGCAGGTCGTTGACCAAGAAGCAGTTGAAAAACAAGCTGAAGTAGAGGTAAAACCTCAAGAAGAACAGCAACAATCTGAAGTTTCAAAAAACACTATAGATGAAGATGGAACTATAAAGATTGATCTTAGGAAAAACGACAACTTAAACCCTACTGATGAGAAGGTTGAAGAAGAAGTTGAAGAAGAGAAAGAAGAAGAGGTTACACAAGTTTTACAAGAAGTAACAGATGAAGAGGTTGGAGAAACCGTAGAACAAGAAATAGAAAAATTAGAAGATCAAGTCGAACAAGCTTTAGTGGAAGCTGATGCTGGTATAGACTTGCCGGAGAATATCCAAAAAGTTGTAGATTTTATTAATGAAACAGGTGGTTCTTTAGAGGACTATGTTAATTTAAACAAAAACTACGAAGATATAGACGACATCCAATTATTAAAAGAATACTATAAAGTAGAAAAACCATACTTAGACAGTTCTGATATAGATCTGTTATTAGAGGATTTTTCTTATGATTCTGAATTAGATGACGAAAGGACTGTTAAAAAAGCTAAACTAGCTTTTAAAGAAGAAGTTAATAAAGCAAAACAGTCTTTAAATAAAAAGAAAGATAAATATTACGAAGAGATCAAAGCTGGATCAAAATTAACATCTGATCAACAAAAAGCAGTTGATTTCTTTAATAGATATAAAGAAGAGAACGAAGAGGTATCTAAAATAGCAGATAAACAATCTAAAATCTTTTTAAATAAAACCGAGCAGGTTTTTAGCGATAAGTTCAAAGGTTTTGAATATAATGTCGGAGAAAAAAGATTTCGTTTTAATGTGAAAAATGCTAATGAGGTAAAGCAGAGTCAAAGTGATATCAATAATTTTGTTAAAAAGTTTTTAACGGATGACAACACTATGGACGACGCAAAAGGCTATCACAAAGCAATTTTTACGGCTATGAATTCAGATGCTATTGCTAACCATTTCTATGAACAAGGAAAGGCAGATGCAATAAAACAAAGTATTTCTAGATCAAAGAATGTAGATATGAAACCTAGAGGTGTTCATGAAAAAACTACAGATGTTGGTGGAACAAAATACAGGGTAGTGTCTGGAGATGATTCATCTTCTCTTAAAATAAAAATAAAAAAATAACTTTAAAAAATTAAAATATGAGTTTTCAAAATGGAGGGGCTTACCCCGCTGGATTAACTCCTGCACCAACTAAAACGTTGTTTGACAAAAACTACCTGTCAATTAGTGGAGGAGATTTTGACTTTACAAAACAATTCTTACCAGAGGTTTACGAAAAAGAAGTAGAAAGATATGGAAATAGATCTGTGTCTTCTTTCTTACGAATGGTAGGAGCTGAAATGCCTATGGCTTCTGACGAAGTTGTATGGACTGAACAAGGAAGATTACACGTTGCTTATCAAAACGCTAAAGTAAAAACTGATAATACTGTAGGTGATAAAACGTTAGTAATCTTAAACTCTTCTGGAGCTGCGCAAGCACATGCCATTAGAGCTAATCAAACAATTATTGTATCTAAAGGATTCGAAAGTGTAAAAGCTTTTGTACAGTCTGTAGATGCTGCTACTGGAGAATTAGAGGCTTACCCTTTAACTTCTGCTAACTGGCCTGCATCTTTTGTGGCTGCTTCTAATCCAACAGATCTTAAAGTATTTGTTTATGGATCTGAATTTGGAAAAGGTTCTGCTGGAATGCAAAAATCAATTGACGCTGGGTTTCAAAAATTTAGTAATTCACCTGTTATCATCAAAGATAAATATAACATCAACGGATCTGACACTGCTCAAATCGGTTGGGTTGAGGTTACTTCTGAATTAGGAACTTCTGGTTACTTGTGGTATTTAAAATCTGAGCATGAAACTAGATTACGTTTCGAAGATTACTTAGAAATGACTATGGTAGAAGCTGAAAAAGCTACTCAAACTATAAATATTTTTGACGCTGCTGGATCAGACTCTGGTCAAGACGTTAAAGGTACTGAAGGTCTTTTCGCTGCAATCGAAGATAGAGGTTTAGTTTTCAATGATCACGATTTTGATAACTCAACTGGTCTTAGTGGTTTAGCTGAATTTGATGTAATTCTTAAAGAACTTGATAAGCAAGGAGCAATTGAAGAAAATATGTTATTCTTAGATAGAGGAACTTCTCTAGCTATTGACAACATGTTAGCAAGAGCTAATTCTTATGGTACAGGTGGTACATCTTATGGTGTTTTCAGTAACAGCGAAGATATGGCACTTAACCTAGGTTTTTCTGGATTCCGAAGAGGATCTTATGACTTTTACAAAACAGATTGGAAATATTTGAATGACGCTGCTACAAGAGGTCTTACTGCAGATATCGACGGTGTACTTGTACCTGCTGGTGTTTCTACAGTTTATGATCAAACTTTAGGTAAAAACATTCAAAGACCTTTCTTACATGTTAGATATAGAGCTAGCGAAGCTGATGATCGAAGAATGAAAACTTGGATTACAGGTTCTGTTGGTGGTAACTATACTTCTGACATTGATGAAATGAATGTACATATGTTATCTGAAAGATGTTTATGTGTGCAAGGAGCTAATAACTTTATCTTATTCAAAGATACAAGCGCTTAGTAGTAATTTATTGTAGGTTTTACCCTTGATGTATTTTCAAGGGTAAATCTTACTCTCAACTTTTAAATTTTATTATATTATGGCAGCAAATGCGAAAAAGACTACAGCGAAAGAACCTGTAGCAAATAAAAAAATAATACAAGAGCAAGAAGTAATGACTGCTCCAAAGAAACAAGAACCAGCAAAACCAAGCTGGGAAGTAAGAGATAGGGTTTATTACCTTAAATCTAACAAAAAACCACTTATAACAACCATACCCTGTAAACACTCTAGAAAAAGATCTTTATTGTTTTTTGATGAAAAAGCAGGTCTTCAAAGAGAATTAAGGTATGCAACAAATCAAAATAGTCCTTTTGTAGACGAACAAAAAGGTGAAGTTACTCTTGGACAAATTATATTTAGAGACGGAGTTTTATCCGTACCAAAACAACAACAAGCTTTACAGAAGCTACTTTCACTTTATCACCCATTAAAAAATGGTTTATATACAGAATTAGATACAGTACAAGATGCTGCTGATGAATTAGATTATATAGAACTAGAACTAGAAGCTTTAAACTGTGCTAAAAGATCAGATATAGATCAATTAGAAGCAATCCTTAGAGTTGAAGTTGGAAATAAAGTTAATAGCATGACTAGCAAAGAAATCAAAAGAGATGTTATGTTGTTTGCTAAAAGAAATCCATTGTTATTTTTAGATTTAGCTAAAGATGAAAATGTTCAGCTTAGAAACTTTGGTATTAAAGCTGTAGAAGCTGGTATCATAAGTTTATCACAAGATCAAAGAACATTTAATTGGGTTTCTAATAATAGAAAACTAGTAACTGTACCTTTTGATGAAAATCCATACTCTGCTTTAGCCGCTTGGTTTAAGACAGATGACGGAGTAGAAGTGTATAGCAATATAGAAAAAAGACTAAACTAAAGTCACTTATAGCGGTTAGGCCGCATAAATAGTGGCCTAATCATTATAAAAAAACAAATATGGCAGTAAGTATAGACACAGTTTACCAGAAAGTTCTTGCAATACTTAACAAAGAACAAAGAGGATATTTAACGCCAGAGGAATTTAACTTATTTGCTAATCAAGCTCAGTTAGATATATTCGAGCAATACTTCTATGATGTAGAACAGTTCGGTAGGTTACAGGGTAACAGTACTGAATATTCAGACATGTTAGATTTACTCAATGAAAAAATAAGCTTATTTGAAAAACTTCAATCTTTAACTTATTCTTCATCCACTTCATCATTTACATTACCCTCAGATATGTACAGGCTAGGTACAGTTATATATGATGGCTCAGAAGTAGAAAGAGTTTCTCAAAATGAGTATTTATATATATCATCATCACCACTAGCAAAACCAACCAATTCTTTTCCCGTATACACAAGAGACGAAACTAACAGTGTAAAAATATTAGGAGATTCACAATTTAATGACAGTTTTGCCGTTAAATGTACTTATGTAAAAAAACCTCTTAAAGTTGTTTGGAATTACACTAGTGTTTTAGGTAATGCACAATACACAGCTACTGGTAGTGTAGATTTTGGCTTACATCCTTCTGATGAACCAGAGTTAGTTATAAAAATACTATCGTTAGCAGGTGTTTTAGTTAGAGATCTTTCTATATATGAATTAGCTTCTCAAGAAGAGATAAAAGAAATGCAACAACAAAAATCTTAATAAATGGCTTTATTTACTGGAACACAACAACAATACTACGAAGGATCCGATCATGGAAACTATCAGTTTATAAACCTGAAGGATCTAGTAAACAATTTTATTGTAAACTATGTAGGTGAAAACAAAATAATAAGTAAGATAAAAAGAACTGATGTAGCTTACCACGTTAGGAGATGTATGCAAGAATATACTTATGATATTTTTAAATCAGAAAAATCACAAGAAATAGAAGTACCTCCTAACCTACAAATGACACTACCACATGATTATGTTAATTATGTAAAACTAACTTGGTTAGATAGTAGTGGTATAGAAAGAATAATCTACCCAACTAGAAATACAAGCAATCCATTACCTTTAGTGCAAGACAGCGATTATAATTATACTTTTGATAACAACGGAAATATAATTACAGCAAATGAATCTGAGACTTGGAAGAAGTTTAAAGGAAGACAAGAAGATAGCCAAGATGATTTAAATAGTCTTGAAAACGAAGGTGGTATAACACAGATACTTGGAGGTAGATATGGTATAGAACCAGAATATGCTCAGTCTAATGGTGTTTTCTTTATAGATCCGTTAAAATCTAAAATATTCTTCGATGCTTCTTTAGCATCTAAAATAGTTACATTAAAATATATAAGTGATGGTGTAGCCACCGATGATGATATGATAGTACATAAGTTTACTGAAGAAGCTATATATAAATATGTAGCACTATCTATATTATCAGCTAGAGCTAATGTACCTGAATACGTTATAAATAGATTTAAAAAAGAAAAATTTGCATCTGCAAGAAAAGCAAAGCTGAGGTTATCAAATCTTAAAATAGAAGAACTAACTCAAATAATGAGAGGTAAGTCTAAGCATTTAAAACACTAACATATGCCTGAAATCAAAAGACCGTTTACGTCTGGTAGAATGAACAAAGATTTAGACGAAAGACTTGTCCCGCCAGGAGAGTACAGAGACGCTTTAAATATCAAGATATCTAGTTCAGAAAACAGTAACGTTGGTGCTATTGAAAATATACTAGGTAATACGCCTCATATTTATAAATCTTTAAATAGCAGTACAGGTTCTTACACATCATACATACCTACTAGTGAAGAGTATGACCAATATGGTTTTACTTTAGGGACAGCTGAAACTATAGGGTCAATAAAGTACGATAAAACAGAATGTATATACTGGTTTGTTACTGGAGACAACATGGATGCTGTTATAGAATATAACCAAACAACAGATGTTGTAAGCCCTATTTTAGTAGACAGAAATGGGGTTTTAAATTTTTCCAAAAACAACTTAATAACAGGTATAAATATAATAGATGACTTGTTGTTTTTCACAGATGACTTAAATGAACCTAAATGTGTTAATATAAGTAGGTTTAGAGAAGCTTCTTCTGCTGATCAGTTTTCTGAACATACAGAAATATATGGTAGAGATTTTATAGAAGCTGATGTTGCTGTAGCTAAGAAATCACCAATAACAGAGCCTGGTATAGTAATGTATAATACAAAACAGTTAGACCAAAATGGTGACATAGCTGTTATTGAAACTAGTACTAGTCAGAATTTTACAACAACTGTAGATGGTGAGGTTGTTAATAAACCCGCTGGAACAGTTGTTACATTAACCTGGTTAAGTACCCTTCCTTACTATAACATTGGAGACACATTAGTGTTAACGGCTGAGACAGGTGATATAGAAGAAGATATTGAAGAGTATTCTGTTAGAGTTAAAGTAAATACCGTTCCTTTAGGTAATTCACAATCTTTTGCTACCTGTACCATAGAGTCTGTTATAGATGCTCCTCCAGAAACAATAATATGGGATGTTTCACTAGCACAAGATCCACCTATGTTTGAATTTAAATTCCCTAGGTTTGCTTATAGATATATATATAACAACAATGAAATATCTTGCTTCTCTCCTTTTTCAGAAATAGCTTTTTTACCAAGCGAGTTTGAGTACAATCCTTTTAAAGGTTATAACTTAGGTATGACTAATAATGTTAGGAATTTAAAAATTACCTCTTTCTCAAGTAATACACCAAGTGATGTAATTAAAATAGATATACTTTACAAAGATTCGGGTAATCAAAATGTATACGTAGTAGACACATTAGAGAAAGATGATTCTGGTAATTTTCCAAGCGAATATGTTATAAAATCAGAGATAATAAGTAAGGTTGTTCAATCTAATCAGATATTAAGACCTTGGGATAACGTTCCAAGATTAGCAAAGTCTCAAGAGATAGTAGCTAATAGGCTTGTTTACGCAAACTACTTACAAAATTTCAACATAAAAGACAAGAACTCTAACAATATAAAACCAAAAGTTTCTATAAGTATAGAGCATGATCCAAATTTACAACCTGACACAATAAAGAAACCTGGTAAATCTATAAAGACATCAAGAACATACCAAGCTGGTGTAGTATATAAAGACGAGTATGGAAGAGAGACACCTGTTTTTTCATCAGAAACTAGCTCTGTAAATTTACCTAAAACACAAGCTGATAAAAATAATAAAATAAAACTAACTTTACAATCTGATCCACCAGAAGGTTTTAGTCATTTTAAGTTTTTTATAAAAGAAAACTCTAACGAGTACTATAACTTAGCTATGGACAGGTTTTATGTTGAGTCTTCAGATAACGTATGGTTATCTTTTCCATCATCAGAAAGAAATAAAGTTCAAGAAGATACGTTTTTAATACTTAAAAAACGACACGACTCTGATTTATTTATTGACGCAGAGGCTAGATATAAAGTAATAGCCATAGAGAATGAAGCTCCTATAACATTAAAGCAACAAAACGTATCTAAAGGAAAAATAGAGACTGGTTTTGAGTCATCAGGTTTTCCTGAAGATGAAATATTGACGTTAGATATACCTAAAGAAGACTGGGATGATGCTGGTGCGGGTGCTGAAGGAAATAATATAATATCACTGTCTGATTTAAAATGTAAAATATTCAATTCAGGAACATCAACAAATATATTTTATGATATAGAAAACGTTTCACTATTTGATACCTTTTATAGAGTTTCACTTAAGAAGCCTTTAGAGAACGTGTCTTTTACAGGTTCTCATGGAAATTCTAGTAGTGGTTTAGGTATAGAAATATTTCAAACTCAAATTAAAAATAAACCAGAGTTTGAAGGAAGGTTTTTTGTTAAAATATATAATGATCACGTTTTAAAAGATAACATAGTTAATAGTAACTCTTCAGAAAACTATGCTGTTGAAGCTACTAGATCGCTAGGTAATACTACAAGATCTGGTACTTCATCTAAGACTTGGAAGCCTTTAAGAAAAGGTTGGTTTATAGATAATACAGGTAATAAACATAGAACTTATTCTAGAAAAGGTGGTTTAATGGAAGATACTACACCTAGTGGTGAAACTTATGAAATAGGAGGAACCCACGGTAGAGGTACTAGACAAGGTTCAAAATATATAGATATATGTTATTTTAAGTGGGGTGATAAAGATCCAAAGGCTTGGGAAGGTTTCTGGTGGGGTTTTGAAACTAGTCACAGACCTGAAGAACAAGATGTTGTTAAAATGCTTGAGTCTCCTGGTCAAAAAATAAGATGGGTTGATGACCCAGATCAAACTATATACGAAATAAAAGATTTCTCTAGAGTTCACTGTGTGACTTATAAAGGATCTAAAAAAGGAAAGTTTTATAGCTCAAGAATGATTAGATGGACTTTAAAATTAGATAAACCAATATCTTGGGCACCAGAAGATAACATAACTGTTAATGAGTCAACCGCTACTACTAATCTAGAATTTTTAACCAAGTATAATGCTGATTCTACTTTTACTTCAAATAACCCAGCTATATGGGAGACTGAACCAAAAGAGAGTGTAGACTTAGATATATTCTATGAAGCAAGTGAAAACATACCTATAAGTAGTCATGGTAACAAAGCAGTACCGTCACAACACGAGCTGGATTGGTTCAATTGTTATTCTTTCGGTAACGGAGTTGAATCTGATAGAATTAGAGACGATTATAATGCTATAAGAATAGGTAAAGGTGTTAAGGTTTCAGCTACATTAGATGAGCCTTATCAAGAAGAAAGAAGAGGATCTGGAATTATATTCTCTCAAATATTTAACTCTGTGTCAGGAGTAAATAGACTTAATCAATTTATACAAGCAGAATCTATAACTAAAGACTTAAACCCAGCTAATGGGACAATACAGAAACTTCACGCTAGAGACACAGATTTAACAGTTCTATGTGAAGATAAGGTTTTAAAGATACTTGCTCAGAAAGATGCTCTATTTAATGCAGACGGGAGCGCTAACATAACATCTAATTCCAATGTATTAGGTCAAGTAATTCCTTATATAGGCGAATATGGTATTTCTAAAAATCCAGAGTCTTTTTCTTATTATGGTTTTAGATCATACTTTACTGATAAAAATAGAGGTGTAGTTATGAGATTATCTAGAGACGGGTTAACTGAGATATCCTCACAAGGTATGTCAGATTACTTCTCTGATAAATTAGCTTCACATAAATCAAAAATAATAGGTAGTTACGATGATAACTCTAATTGTTATAATATTTCATTCGAGAATGATAAAACAGTTTCTTATAAAGAGATGGTTAATGGCTGGCCAACATTTAAAGGTTTTGTTGCCGAATCAGGCACATCTTTGAATAATGTTTATTATACTTTAAAAAACGGTATTATATGGTCTCATGATAATGAAGAAAGAAATACTTTTTATGGAGGTACTTTACAAGAGTCTAGTGTTAAGTTTATATTTAACGATATGCCTTCGAAAGTTAAAAACTTCAAGACTTTATTCTATGAAGGATCTGATGGTTGGTATTGTCCTTTCATTAACACTAACCTTCAAGACGGTCAAGTATTAGATTTTAAGGAGAAAGAAGGTATATATTACAATTTTATAAGTGGAAGAAATAACACTTGGAATGAAATAAACCAAACTGGTAGTTTAGATACCGCTGAGTTCTCAACACAAGGTATAGATTTATTAGAATCTATTTCTGGAGATACAGTAACAACTAAATTTGACCTAACCATAAAAGAAAACAACGACTAACATGGCATTAAACAATTGTACTATAAATTCTGTTACTTTAACTAAAATTGGTGGAAGCGCTATAGGCTCTCAAAATGCTCAATTAGTTATAACTCCAGACCAAGGTTACGTAGTCTCTGCTTCTAGTTTTACAGATAATACAGGTGTTACAAGTGGTATAACAAGTATAAGTTTATCAAACAGTGGAACGGCTGGCACTATTGGTAACACTGTTCTTGTAGATGTTGACTTAAACGATAGTTATACAATGCCATCTGCAAATACAGATATAGTTATAGACATAGATGGTAATGCCTCTCTTGTTCAATACACTATACAAGGTACTTATGATGTAACTAGTTTCACTAACCCAAGTAATGTTTCACCTTCGCCATCAACAAACACTGCTTACAGTTCATCTGGAGCTTATGATACGAGCACTCAAATATTTACTAAAGTAATAAGTGCTAATAGTGGCTACTACTTTGCGTCGGCTCCAGAAGCGGTATTATCTATAGGAGATCAAAATAGTTACACTATAACATATGATTCAACTAATGATTCTGACGGTAATTTAATATCTAGAACTTTCTACATAAGTTATAAATTTCCCAACGAGTCTATTTCTGGTGATAAAATAATTTTCAAAGCCTCAGCTATAGTAATACCAGTAATACAAGCTGAAATAACAGGTTATAATATATCCTCTTCTAACATACTAGAGATAGGAGAAAGTAGAACATACAAGATTTTTGGAGGAGTGGGTGCTGAATTTAGTGTAACTGTAGTAGATTCTGGAGGAACATCAGTTAGCTCTATATCTAATGTTACTATGCCATCTTCTGGATCATATTCATATGTTATACCTTTTCCTTCTATATCTAGTGGATCTGAGACATATACAATTTGTATCACAGGTGACTTATCTAATACTTTTAACACATCATCAGGTCAACCTAGCTGCTTAGATATACTACAAAAATCTAAAGTTAAATTAACATTATCAGTTACAACTACAGAAAGTGGAATAACCTTACCATCAAACTTAGATACATACTTAGAAGTTAATGAAACTGATTTTGGTATATATGATGAAAACACTACTACCTTTGTGTTAACAAGTAGTAGCGATATAGGTTTAGACAATATACCTATAAGTGCTTTTACAAATCAAAATTCAAGCTCTTTAGATTATGAGGTAACAAAGATCACCATTTACGATAACAACTCAACATCTGTTACGATAAAACTTAGTTTTAATATTTATTCTACAACAGAGCAGGATTTGACATCTGTACTAAACATAGATAACTATATACAAAATACCGCTCCTGTAGCCAATACTGTTAGTGTTTCAGCACAGAAAGGCGGAGGAACTCTCGTAACATTAAATGCTACTGATGCTAACAATGATACTTTAACTTATACTATTGTGTCTGTGCCAAGCAATGGTTCACTGTTTACAGATGCTAACCAAACAACCTCGGTAAGCGCTGGAAGTTCCTTAAGTGGATCAACAGTTTACTACAAACATGATGATTCAACAAACTTTATAGATTCATTCACTTACAAAGCAAACGATGGTAGCGAAGATAGTAATACTGCTACAGTTAATGCAGCTATAGGTGTTTCACCTGGAGCTTCAATTACTACTAGTGGGCAAGAAGGTGTTTATTTAGTACCAGTTGTTTTAGGTACAGGAGCTGGAGTATTTAAAGTTCACTTTAATGCTATTAGTGTTCCTGATAGATTTGAAATACTATTCTCTAACAATGACAATAGTAATGGTAATCAATTGAGCTACATGAGTGTTCAGGCAGATTCTTTATTCGTTGGAGACAATATTAGCTCAACGAATCCTGCTAGACAACAACATGGACCAAGTGGTATGGATCTTTTTACGTATAATGGATCTAGTTTTGATACAACAAGTGAAGACTCTCAGGCGGTTACTATCACTGATAATGATGTTGCTACTACTACAGGCAATAGAAGCGACAATGTACCTAATGGAGGTTCTTTCGGTAGTAGTGGTAATCAATCTGGTGTTCAAAACTTAGTATATACAAGCACTAGTGATAATAATGGTACATCTAATTTAGGATATAGCGACGGTAATATATGTTTGAAATTTACCAAGCAAGCAACAACAAACACTTATTTAGCTTACCTAAGAATAACTGGAATTAGTAGCAGTACGTCTTGGAACGTATATAAAACTGAATTTTCTAATCAATAATAAAAAACATGGCTAGTATAACTTTAAACTTTAATAATCCTATAAATGTATCGATTCAGTCTAATGCTGAAGATATAGTTTATTTCCAAGATATGTCCAGTGATGACAAAGAAATATACAAAATAGGAGAGTGTACAGCGATAGGATCTACTTCTATAACATGTGATATAGCCGATACTAGTCCGAGACCTAGTAGTGGTGATTTCATATTCTTTGCTAAAGATGCTGTTGTAAATACATCTGGAGTAATAGGTTATTATGGAGAAGCAGAATTTAAGATAGTTTCTAATTCTAAGGTAGAATTATTTGCTGTTAGTTCTGAAATATTCATAAGTAGTTAATATTTAGCGATAAAGTGTAATAATAATAATATAAAAATATAAAGATTATGGCAATTCCAATTGGAGCAGCATTACAAGGTATTCAAGGTCTAGCTGGTATAGCTGGGGGTATCATAGGTAGTGGTAAAAGAAGAAGAGAACAGAGAAAAGCTAAAGCAGAGTTTGAAAGAAATAAAGCTTCTTATATGAATCTAGACACCTCTAACGCATACCAAAATATGGAGAACACATATGAGGACTTAACGGTTAATACTCAAACTGCTGATTTCGCCGCGCAACAACAACAGCAAGGTTTATCAAACACTATGGGAGCTATGCAAGGAGCTGCGGGTGGTTCTGGTATAGCTGCTCTAGCTCAAGCTATGGCTGGACAACAGTCTCAAAACTTACAGCAAGCATCTGCTAGTATCGCTCAACAAGAGTCTGGTAATGAAATGGCACAGGCTAATATGGCTGGTCAACTCCAAAGCATGGAAAGACAAGGTGAAATGGTATCTAGACAAATGGAACAAGAAAAAACAGGAACTTTATTAGGCATGTCTCAACAAAGGTTAGCGGCAGCAAATCAAGCTAGACAACAAGCTACGGCTGGAATGCTTGGAGGGGTTGGTAATTTAATAGGAGCTGGAGCAGGAATATATTCTGCTCTTAAGAGATAAAAATAAATAATATGGCAGACAAAGATTTAATAGCACAACAGGGTTTATTATACCAAAGCAGGTATTATGATCCATCTTTATCCTTCGAGCAACCATTTGCTAAATCTATGGGTATTGTACAAAAAATCTTAAGTGATAGAAAGGCGCAGAAAGCAGATGTTGAGTCTAAAGTAGCATCCTACTTAGAGAACATGGGTGAGCCATTGAACGTAGCAAAGATTTCTCCAAAATATAGGAATGCAGTAAATAATTTTTTAATATCAAAAAGAAACGAGTATGCACAAGCAGCTAGAGTAGCTGGTAGGTATAGCCCTACCTCAACCGCCTATATGGAGTCTGTTTCTAAAATGAACTCTATATCTGATGCTTTCCAGCAACTTAGTACTCAATTTGATATTTTTAAGAATATGAAAGAAGAAGATTTACCGGACTTTACTAATAGATTAGTCTCAGAAGGTAATGAACCAGGTAATTTAAATATATTAACAGATGTCTTGACAGACAAACATGATATAGAAATAACTGAAAATGGAAATATATCTTTTATTGGTAATGGTAATGTTACAGAGCTAAATAGTCTACCTAAGTATTTCAATAAAGATTTTAAAACAGCAAACAAAGTTGTTAATTTAAACAAATCTATATATAATTCAGGTAATAAACTTGACGGTGCTAGTAAAAATTTCCATAAATTACAATTAAAAAACTGGATAACTGAAGGAGGTAGAGAAACGCTTATATCTCTAGCTACAGATGATTTTATTATTGATGGTGGGTTAGGTATAGACCCTAATTTAATAAAAGATGAAACAAAACACTCAGAATTAATGGATATAGTTGTTAATCAATACGTTGATATGTTTGATAAAACAGCAGCTGCTGGGTATAATCAAGCTGAAGCAAAAAGGAAAAGATTAGAGAATGAGAATAATGGTAATGATAACGTGTTTAGTTTTAATGACCTTACTGCTTCTGTGAGGCAAGAAGTAACACTTAGAAAACAAGATGCATTAGAAACTAAGCAATTTGCTGTAAATATTTTTAAAAAAATAAAAGATGGAGAAACCAATGTTGGTGCAGAATATATAGCCTTTATGAAAAGTAGAGATAAGAATTTTGATGCAACTAAGTTTATAACCGCTGATGAGCATTATAAGTTATATAAAGCAGGTCTTTCAGATAAAGATAAGAAAAAGAAAACAGAACAAGAAATTAAGAAAGCTTATGAAGAATGGTATGGTACTAACAATTATCTTTTTAAATTAAATAAAGGTGTTACAGATGCAAACTTTGACATGGACTACGCACCAATTAATCCTTTTACTGCAGAAAACCCAACACAACTGTATAGAGAACTAATGCTTCAAATAGGTTTCTCATTTGAAGCAATAGGATGGTACAATCAACAAGCCACTTCATCTAATACGTCTAATGCATCTAATACGTCTAATACGTCTAATGCATCTAATACGTCTGATACGTCTAATGCGTCTAATGCGTCTGATGAAGAAGGGATATTAGACATTAAACCAGAATAATATGTTAGAAAAACTTTATCAAGTACTTTACGATAAGAAATTATTTACTCAAGATTATGTTAAGTTTAAAAATTCTTGGCAAGACGACGAATATAAGAAAAAAGTATTCGACGTAGTTAGTAGTAAAAAGTTGTTTACTAAAGATTATGAATCCTTCGTTAATATATACAAAGAGGGAAAGCAACAAGACGGTGTTGCAATGGGTGCAAAGACATCGTCTCAAAAAGATACGGCATCCAACTCGGAAGATTATTCATCGGAGTGGATTATAGATCCAAAGACACAAAGAATTGTAGAAAAGAAAACTCCAATTGATAAAACCAATAAATTCCAATTAGGTCATACCCTGACCAAAGACTCCCCAAATTCATTTGAAGATAAACCAGTAGATAGAAATTACCGTGTAGCAGCAATCGATGTTAAATTTGAATCAGGCGCGGGTATGGTCTACGGAGACCCTAGAACATATAACCAACAGGTAAAAGATTATGTTGAAACTATGGATGAGTTACTTTCTGCGAAAGGTGACTTTAGCCCATTAATAGATAAATCTATAGAGTATAGATATAATATAGCTAAAAAATTTGTAAAAACACCTGTTGGATCACCTTCTGATATAAGCTCTTCTTACTATGAATATTGGAAGCAAATAAATGTTCACAACTTTAAAGATTCAAAAAGGATACTAGAGCCTTTGTTTTTAGATAAAAGATCTTTAAAAGAAGATTACATGTCTAGAAAGACTAAAAATCTAAAAAACTTTGCAACAAGAATAAAGGAAGGTTTAACTGAAGATGACTTAATATCTGAAGCTGACAAAATTATAGGTGACATGATTCATGAAAGTGATTATATGTCTAAAGAGTTTCTTCCATATTTCTTTAGTAAAAACAAAGATTTATTTCTTGCAAAACAAATAGAGATACTTGAAGGAATGGAAGGAGATTTCTTATCAAATGCTGATTTGTTGGTTATAAATGAGAAGATGAATAAATTTCAGTTAAATCTTTTAGAAGAGGAGATAAAAAAAGATAAAGGTTATCATGAGTTAATAACATCTATAACTCAGACTGTAGGTGAAGATTTAAACGTTGATATAAGAAAGTTTAATAAGTCAAAGGTACTACCTGACTGGATAGAGGGTTCTGACATTTTAGAAGGTATATTTAAAACAATTAAAAGTTTTCAATCTGGAGCTGTTAATACAGAATTAATACACAGATCTAAAGACAATAGGAATATAAAAAACTTCTTAAACGCTATTAAAAGTGGTGATCTAAACGAAAAAGAACTTATAGAGCTAGCAAAAAATACATTACTTGAAGTTGATATAGCTAAACTATACCCTAAGAGCTCTGCTTCCATGAGAATCTTACAAGGTTACTACTCTCTTCCTGATGATCAAAGAAAACAAATACTTGAAGGTGTAGATCCAATACCTTATTTAGAAAACAAAATAAAAAATCACAACAAATTCTTTATATCTCAGATATCAAAAAGCCAAGAACTTACAAAAGAGATAGAAATGTTAGATAGTGCCCAACTTTTTGATGAAGATGGTATAACATTTAAAGATTTTAAATTGATGACTGGTGAGCAACTAACTCAAATGTTAGCAGCAATAGTTACTTTTGGAGGTAGTACATATATACAGGAAGCTAGTGGTGTTTATATAGAGTCATTATATAGAACTGCTGAAGATAAATATGGTGATTCTTGGAAAAATGCTAGCGATCTCAAGAAGCAAGAAATTTTATATGATCTTATAGAATCTGGAGAAGACGATCCTAATACAGCTATACGAGTAGGTGTTACAAACGCAGCATTAGATTTTGGATCAAATTTATTTGTAGTTACAAAAGCTGCTAGAGTTATACCAAGACAAGCTTGGAGATCTTTACTTAGAGGTGAGATTAAAAAGGCTATGGATAAAGCAGGGGCTAAAAACATGAGTATAGATGCTTTAAAAATTTCATCTGCTGAATCTATAACTGAAGGTCTACAGGAGGTAAACTCTATGGCTGGAGCTAATCGTAGTACTGGAATATATAAATTCGATATAAATAGAGTTAAAGAAGGTGCTGGTCAAGGTTTCTTAAGTAGCTTATTATTTTTTGGATTAGGTAAAGGTAGATCTGGTATTAATTTTGGATTAGAGGAAATTGTTTTAAAAACAAGATGGGGTAGTAAGTCACATATATTAAGTATGATAAAAGCTGAAAGAGCTAAGGTTAAAAAAGCTTTAAAAGAAGGCGAAATTACTTTAGAAGAGGCTAATCAACAAAATAGTAATATAAATGATGCTAAAGATGTACTTATAGATGAAGGAGTTTATAAAATAAAAGGTAAAGAAGAACAACAGAGAGCTATAGAGAAGGCTAACAAGTATAATAAAAGTAAAAAGAATACAGAAAGAAAAGCTCAAGACTTAAAAGAAGCTAAAAGTAATAATAACGCTTCAGAAGAAGATATAAAATATAGAGAAGAGCAACTTGAAGTAGCTATAAAAGAATTATCAGATTCTAAATATGAACTTCAGAAAGAACAAGTAATAGATTTTGAAAAAAGAAACAGGGGTAAAGCAGCTAGTAGAGTTAATGAGTCAAATGAAGGGCCAATGGCTGATAAAAGGATTTTTACTTTTAGAACTAGAAAAGAAGCTGCTGCTTTCGTTAAAAGGTATAATATACCAGTAGATAGACAAGTTAAACAATTACTTGATGGTAAAATTAGTGGAGTAGCTTTAGGTGTTGGTAATTATATAAAATATAAAGGTTCTAATATCACACCAGCTATGATAGTAGGTCAAACTATTAAAGAAAATATATTAAAAAGTGATAGAAATTCTGACGGAAATTTAATCTCTGCTTTTGCTGAAAGTCATGAAGTTACTCACTTTATATTAGACTCTATGGATCCTAAGGCATTAGCTAATATGGTTGGTAAGTTGAAATCAAGTCTAAAAAAATCTGCAGATCCAAAAACAGCTTTAATGGTAGAGTTTATAGAACTTCAACAAGCTGGGTATAAGAGGGAAGGAGCTGATCAACAAACACTTAATCAAGAGTGGTTAACAGCTATGGGTGATTATATCAAAAGTCAAGAAGCTTTAGACGTTAAGTCACCTGTTAATGATGCTTTATCTGATTTTGGTAAATTAATAAATTCTTCAATATTCAAAGCAGTTGGTTACAAGGTTGATTTTACAACACCTAGTAGTGTTTGGAGTTTGCTTAAAAATTGGGATAAATTTGTAACTTCAAAAGGTAGTGTTAAAATAAAAGGAAGTGTTGATGTTGATGAATTAACAGGTAGAACTAAGTCCGCGGCTCAAGCTACCTTAGAACAAAGAAAACAATCTTTGATCTCAGAGCAAAAAGCTTTATTATCTCTTAGAGATGATCCAGCCATTGCTAAACAAATGAAGGAGAACATAGTAAAGATAAAAGAATTAAACAAAGCTATAGAGGTAGAAAGAGATTTACTAGATCAAGGTAAATTCCCAGCTGGTATATCTAAAAAAGCTAAAGATATTACAAGAGCTAATAGATTGATAGTAGATGAAGCATATGATCCTCAGACTTCTCCAGAAGTAAAGGCAAAAAAGTTTGAAGAATTATTTGACTTAAACAGAGGTTTAATAGAGCGTACCGTAAATAGACAATTTAATCCAAATATTCAAAGTAAACTAACTATAGAGGATCTTAGACAAGCTTATAATCTTGAGTTTTTCAAGATATTAGAAAATAACTACGATCCATCAAAAGGACCGTTAGGAGCTTATATAAGTAAATTCCTACCTTTAAGACAAGGTAATATATTAAGAGAGTTAATTGGTCACAAATCTATGATGTTCACAGATGACTCTTCTTCTACTGTTGGTAACAAGCAAGTAGGTTATAGTCCTGATTATGGTAATTTCAGCAACGAAGAGTATGTACAGCAAATGGTGAAAACTATGGAAACTTTAGGTTTTACACCAGAGTTGAAAGACATAGTTAAAACAGCTGTTATGAAAATAATAGGTGGTAAATTAAACATTACTTCAAAAAGCTTTAAAGTACAATTATCAAGAGACTTAATGGTTCAGCTTAAATCTGAGATACAAACAAAAGTTCTTGGTAGTAGAATAAAGAATAACTTTCTAGGTATGAGGTACCCTGATTTTATGGCTAAATATTGGGAGGATATATATGCTATTATGCCTATCGATGCTATTAATTCACGATTTAGTATTCAAACAAAACAAGAAAAAGCAAATAATATTCCAAACCCTTTTATATTTAAGTTTACTAAAGAATCAGGGAAACAACTTAGAGATAGTAGAAAAGAAGATGGTACTGGTGTAGGTAGAGCTAAAACAAAAAAGAGAGCAGTTAATCAACAAGAGTTTTTAGATTTCTTCTTTGGTGCTAACGTTGGAAAATCCACACAAGGTACTAGAAAAGATACTCTTGCTGAGATGATAGCTGAGCAAGCTGGATTTGATGTATTTAGTTATTTATTGACTAATGATCCTAGCGTTACAGAATTTTTTAGAGGTAGACAAGAATTACTTGGAGAGATCATAACAGAAGACACTATAGACAGATTACAGAGAGAGATAAATAGATATGATGGATCTAGAGATACTAGTTCTAGAGCTCAAATAGTAATAGACTCTGCTAATTATAATGGAATAACTGTTGAAAACATAAATGTTATATTTGAAGATATAAAATCAGGTGAGATAATTAACTACGGCTCTAAGCAATTAAATATGTTTAGAAATGATGTTTTAGATGCTTTAAGACTAGATGACGTAGCTATTGATATGGAATTATATCATACAACATATAGTGCTACTATTACTGAAGACGTACAGATTAGAGGTTTTAACTTTATAATGGGAGACTTAAGAGCTGTTGAGAACACCTCTAAAACAGATGAAAGATCTAAAAGATTTAAGACTTACCACAACAAGTTTAAAACAAAATTAAATTTAAATAGAGGTATAATTATACCGGACATTATAGCTAATGACATAGAGGAAAGACATGGAGCTATAGATATTAGTCTTAGTTTAATGAATCAAACTAGTTGGTTCAGAAAGCCATCAAGTGCTACACTGTACATTGGAAAATATTTACAAGAAGAAGGTTATATAACACAGCAAGAACTAGAGTCTAATGGTTCTAGTGAGGCTCTAAGGAACTTGTTAGTAAGTAAAGGGTATTCTTACTTTAGTTTCCTAGACATGGTTAACGATGCAGAGAAAATTATATTACTAGATAAAGAAGCTATAAGTAGAAAATCTGAAATAGCTATGGATTCTAAAATATATGATCTATTAAACCCACCCCCACCCTCTAGAGCTCAGTTATCATCTCTTAGTAACACTTTAGGAAAAATAATAGAACAAAAAACAAAAGGTAAAATAGCTTCTAAAGATAAAATAACAGCGGCAGGAGCTAAAGTTATGAGTAAAAACAGATCTATTATATCTAAATTAAGTGATACATTTAATTACATACCTTATAATGCTGAGGATTTTATAGGTTTAACTAGAGTTTTTGTTCCTTCCGGTAAAGATGGTGATGCGGCTATAAGATTTATAGGGAAAAAATTATTAGAACCATATTACCAAGGTCAAAAACAGTTTAGAACTTGGAAACAAAACTTAAACATACAATATAATAGGTTATTTGATAGATCAGACCATGTCGCATCTATAGATAAAAATGGTATGCCTAGTTTATCTAAGAAAACGCTGGATGGTGATATAACAATTAGAACTAAAAGAGTTAAAACAGCTAAAGTTAAACAACTTGTTGAAGAAAAAGCTATTACTAAAGCTGAAGGTGATAATATGATAAGTGAAATAAAAAAGTTTAAGTTTAAAAAGAAGTCACTACAAAGCCCGGTTGTTATCAAGGGTAAAACCTTCACTGCTGAACAAGCTGTTAGAACTTATATTTTTTATACAGCTGGAGAAGAAATAGATGTATCTCTTATGTCTGAAGAAGAATTAAAAGGTTTAGTTGATTTTATTAAAGATCCAAACAATATTGAGTTTTTATTATTTGCTAGTTCTCTAAGGAGTTTAATAGGTAGAACTAGAAGCGAAGGTAAGGGTGACTACTATATTAAGTATAATGACAAAATAATAAACAATACTGTTAGTCATGATATATATAATCACGCAGAAAGTGAGAGAAAAGTTTTCTTTGAGAAGTTTAAAAACAATTTTGAAAACATATTTACTAAAAAGAATTTATTAAAATTAGAGTCTTTGTATGGTACTTCTTTTATTAAAGAACTAAATGGATCTTTTAAAAGAATGTATACTGGTAAAAACGAACCATTAAAACCTATTAATGATTTGGAATCAGGTATTATGGGTTGGACTAATGCTTCTGTTAACTCTATAATGTTCTTGAATCTTAAATCAGCAGCACTACAATTAATATCTTTTGTTAACTTTATAAATTGGTCAGACAATAATTTAGTAGCAGCAGGAAAAGCAATGGCAAATCCAAAACAATTTGTTAAAGACTTTTCTATGCTTTATAATAGTAGATATTTAACTAACAGAAGAGGAGGTTTAAAATTTGATATAGAATCTAATGCTGTTGAAAAAATATTACTAGACTCAATGTATGGTGAAAAAAATTCTATGGCTGCTTTTAGAAAGTTTTATGCTCAGTTAGTAAAGTTTGGATATATACCTACCCGTATGGCGGATTCATTTGCTATTGCTTTTGGTGGTGCATCTTTCTATAGAAACAGATTAAATACATATCTAAAAGATATGACAAAACAGAAAGCTATAGAAAAAACAATGATAGACTTTGAAAGACTAGCAGAAGAGAGTCAGCAGTCTAGTGACCCATCTAGAATATCAAGTATACAAATAGGTCCTTGGGGTAGATTAATTTTTGCTTTTATGAATACTCCTTTTCAGTATGCTAGGTTATCAAAAAGAGCTTTTCTAGATCTTGTTAATGGAAGAGGTGATGTAAAAACTAATATTTCTAAACTAACGTATTATGCTTTCGTACAATCAATGTTTTTCTCAGCAGCTCAAAATTTATTGAATGTATTTGATTTAATACCTTTGTTTAAAGATGATGATGAAGAAGAGGAATTAACTCCGGAAGAAAAGACTTCATATTTCTATTCCGTAAACTCTTGGTTAGAAAGTCAAATGAAAATGTTTGGTATACCAGGTGTAGCAGGTATAGCTTTTAAGAATATAGAATTGTCTAAGTATAGAGATAAATTATGGAGAGATCAAGAGGAAGGTGGCTTTATAACTCCTAAAAGAAGTGAACAGAACCAAATGATAAGAGATATATTTTCTGTGTCTCCACCAATTAGCTCTAAATTTCAACAAGCTAGTAGTATTGAAAAGCTACAAAAATGGAATATAAATAAAGAAAGATCAGATTACTATGGTTTAGATGATTTTTGGTATTTATACCCACAAGATCCTGCTTGGGAGATAAACGCTAGGCGAGCGAACTTAATAGCAAACATACCTTTAGATAGATTACATAGAAAGCTTGAGAATATATCTTTAGCTTTAGATAATGAAACAAAATTATATACAGATATACTATTAATATTTGGATACAGTAAATATACACATCTACCTAAAGAGAAATGGGATTTAGCATACCCAGAAACTAAAAGTAGAGATTTTAAAAAGTTCTTAAAAATAAGGGAAAGAGAGGAGAGAAGAAATAAAAAAAGAGACAAGTTTACCAGTAGAAAAGAATACTTAAAATTTTTGAGAAATAAACGTAAATAAAACTAAAAATAATGTAATTATAAAAAATATTACATAAACCCTTATAAAAAAAAACCTATGACCGATAAGATCTCAGATAATACTGAACTAACTTTAGATTTAAGAACAATAGCTATAATGATATGCTTTATTGCTACCGTTGTTGGCATGTGGTTTGCTATACAGGCCGAGATACAATTAGCTAAAGAACTTCCTATACCTCCTGTCACGAGAACAGAGTATGATCTTAAAGATCAATTTATTAGAGAGACTATAATGAATACACAGAAAAAAGTGGAGCAAAATAGCGATAAGCTTGATAAAATAGACGAGAAGTTATATAAAATAATAGAGAAGAAATAATAAATGAGAAAAGTAGACAAGGTCATCGTACATTGCACTGCTACTCCAGAAGGCAGAGAAACAACAGTTGAAGAGATCCGCCGATGGCATAAAGCTAGAGGGTGGTCGGATGTTGGTTATCATTATGTAGTATACCTCGATGGGACGGTACACGAAGGGAGACCTGTTGAAAAGACAGGGGCCCATTGCAAAGGTCAGAATACGGGATCAATAGGAATATCATACGTTGGAGGTATAGATGCTATACATTTAAAACCAAAAGACACAAGAAC